TCTTGGAATAATTAATCAGCCTCTTGGCCATGTTACAGGAACAAGGTCTATTTCAGGTAACTTTACTTGTTATTTGAATACTCCTTCAAGCGGTGCATCAAGTGCTGACTTGTTTGAAGATCTTATTGAGGCAACAACAAAAATTACCAACTCGTTTGACCTAGCGTTTTCAGTTGGTGGATCGGCGTCTACTAATATTCCTAGAATGGTTATCAATGTAGATAAAGCCCATCTAGAGGTACCAACACATTCAATTGATGATATTGTAAGTTTGGAAGTAAATTTCCACGGCTTACCAACTTCTGTAGATACTACAGATGAGTACACAATCGACTTTGTAGGACCAGACGTAACTTAACTTTAGCGGGAGGGGAAACCCTCCCTCTTTTAACCAGGAAATAGAATGACAGAACAAGAAAATAAATCAATATCACTAGCGAGTTTATTAACTCCAAGTAAAACAGTTTCAGTAGACTACCCAGGAATGAGTGGATTCTCTGTAGATCTTTGCTATTTAGCGAGAGAAGAGTTAGTAAAACTTAGAAATCGCTGTGTATCTCAAAAGTTTAATCGTAAAACACGAGGATTCGAAGAATCACTTGACGAAGATAAATTTTTAGTAGAGTATGTAAAAGCTGTAATAAAGGGATGGAAAGGCTTAAAATATTCTTACTTAGAAGAGCTTCTATTGGTGGATATCAGTGCTCTCAATCCCGAAGATGAACTTGAGTTTAACCACGACAATGCAGAAACGTTAATGAAAAACGCATCTGACTTTGACACTTGGGTATCTGAAGTCACAGGTGATTTAGAAAATTTTACGAAGACCAAGTAAACAAAATACTTGGTCTACTGGACATACAGTATAAAGAAGGACAGATAACTTTAGATACATATTTTGATTTATGTGAACAAAGTGGTAAAGACCCTGATCCTGACGAAATGCCACCTAGCCTTGAGGATTATCCTTATGAGGTACAGGTGGCTTTTTTATTGCATGACTTTTTACCTGATCGTTGGGATGGAATGAGTGGTTCTTACATGGGGAAAGATTTTTCTTCTATAGGAACATTACTAGATATTTGGAAAGTAAAAGATAAAAAAACCTGTCTACAATTTATAAAACATATAGAAGCACGACATTCTAGAAAAATTAATTTAGAAGGCGAAAAACGCAGAAAAGCAGCTGAACAAAAAGCGAAAAGACCTCGCGGTGGCGGGGGTATTAGTGTACAAGGATAAATGGCTAAAAAAGAAATAAAAATTCCGATTAAAGTAGATGGTAAGCAAATTCTATTAACTCAAAAAGAGATAAAAAAATTAGCAAAAGAAACTACTAAAGCTGCAAGCGGCTTTGATGCAATGAGTACTTCGCAAAGAGGTGCAGATCGTGCAGCTAAAGGTCTATCAAGACAATCGTCAAATTCAACAAAAAACTTTTCAAAAATGCAACAAGGCATCAGCGGAGGACTTGTTCCCGCATATGCTACTCTTGCTGCCCAAGTATTTGCTGTTAGTGCCGCCTTTCAATTTTTACAAAACTCTGTAAACTTTAAAAATCTTATAGAAGGACAAAAAGCTTTTGGTTCTGTTACAGGTACAGCTTTTGGAACAATTACATCAGCAGTACGAGCAGCTACAAATGGTCAATTAGCATTTGCAGAAGCCGCACAAGCTACAGCAATTGGTACAGCCGCAGGATTAAATAGAGCACAACTAGAACAGCTAGGAAAAGCAGCCAGAGATACATCACTTGCATTAGGAAGAGATTTAACAGATTCTTTTAATCGTCTTATAAGAGGTGTAACAAAAGCAGAACCAGAATTATTAGATGAATTAGGTATTATATTAAGACTTGATCCTGCTTTAAAAGCTTATGCAACAAGTATAAATAAAACTAAAGAGGAATTAAATGCTTTTGAAAGAACACAGGCAGTATTTAATGAAGTAGCTGGACAAGCCGAAGATAAATTTGGTAGAATAACAGAAATAATGGATCCAAGTGCATTTGCGCTAGCACAATTTGCTACTGCTTTTGATGACTTATTAAATATTTTAAAATCTGGAGTTGGATTTGTTGCACAAAAACTTTTACCTTTCTTTACTGAAAATATTTATGCATTAACTGCAGCTTTATCTCTTTTTGCCCTTCCAATAATTAAAACTATATTACCTTCTTTTGCAGCTATGGAAACAAAAGCAGCAGAAAATCTAAAAGGTTTACAAGGTTCTTTAAAAGAAACAGAAAAATCTATGAAAAACTTAGCTGTTTCTCAACAAGCTATGGATGCAGGTGATGCAGGTCGTGCTAAAATGACTACCTCAGGTCAATCTGGTGCAAAGAAAATGCTTTCAAAAGCAGGAGTAACTGTAAAAGGAGACTTATCACAAAGACAAATTGCTGCCTATAAAAGGTCAATGGATCAAAAAACAGGAATTTATAAGAAATTTAATAACCAAGAAAGAATAGCATTTAAAGCACATTTAGCCAAATTAGATGCAGTTCATAAAGCTTCTACAAACAAAAGAAAATTACAAACTCAAATAGCAGAACAACAAAAACAAGCAACTTTTAAAAGAACCGAAATGGTTTATAAAAGAGCACAAATAAGAATGGTTCAAGCTACAGCACTTGGTGCAAAAGCTATGAATAAAGCTATGGCGGCCGCGGGTATCATAGGTATAATAACTTTAATTGCCTCTGCAGCAATTTCTTTATTCAATTTCTTTAGAGTAAAAGATAAAGAGGCTGAAGCAGCAAAAGAAAGAATGGATGGTTTAACAGATTCTGCAGAAAAGTTAAATTCTGAATTAGGAAGATCATTAGACGTAAGAGCACAAGGATTACTTTCAGTTGGGCAATATGCTATGCAAACTGCAAAAATGATACAAAGTGCTTCTGCCCAAGTAATGGCAGCTGAATTTGCAGCTACAGCAAGCTCTCAAACAGATAGAAGAAAAACAATATATATACAAAAAGGAGAGCGAAAAGAATTATTTAAAGATAAATCCTTTCGACAAAATATAAAAGAAACAGAACAAAGTTTTAGATTATTATCAAAAGGTTCTATTGGTGATCTTTCGAAAGCTTATGAAGATATTGCGAATACAGTAAAAGAAGGAAAAGCTCCTACAGAGACTCAACTTAATAACTTGAAAAAACTCGAAGGAGAATACATGGGGCTCGCTCAATCGGTAGAAAGAGCTGCTGAAGTACAAAAAACTTTTGATCAAGCTTTAAGAGGCGCCGTAGGGCCTAAAAGACAATTTCAAGGATTAAGAACTGCAGGAAAAGCTCTTTCAGAAAATTTAGATGACCAACTAAAAATGCTTGACAACGATAAAATGCTTGCTGAAAAAGAAAAGACTAAATACGATCTAAATAAATATAATCAGCAGAAACAATCTTTAAGTGATCAACTAACAGCACAAACAACAATGAACTCAACTCTAGATAAAATTTTAGAGAAAGAAGATCAAATAGCTTCAAAAACCCAAGAACAGCTTAGAACAAAACTAGCAATAAGTCCTTTAAATACAGCTGCAAATCAAATAGCAAGAGCGGAAGCAGGAATAGTAGATAAAGTATTAGCTGCTCGAAAACAGCAATTAGCAGTAGAGGTAGCACAAGCACAACTAGATGCTGCAGGAACAAAAGAAGAAAAGAAAGATGCTCAAGCTAATTTAGACTTACAAAAGGATCTACTTGAAACAAGTAAAGCACAAATAACTGCTGAAGCAGAAAAAGTAGCTTTACAAGAAATACAAATTAGAAATGCTGAAATATTGAAAAAACTAGGAATGGAATCTACTTTAGCAGGAGGAAATGTTGCTTTATTTAATGCAACTTTTGAAAATGCTAATAAATTTATGAAAGGCACAAAAGCATATCAAATGGCATCTATACGAGATTCAGCAAATTATAGAATACAACAATCACAAGCAAATACAGAAAATAACAAAGCTAGATTAGAGAACCAAAAACTTAACGCGGACCAACAAATGGTAACTCTACTAAATGCCAGAATTAAACAAGAAGAAGAATTAGGTAGATTAAATGAAGAAAAAATTAGATTTGAATCTACTATGATAGGTCAAACTATGCTAGCCGCAGGACAAGCAGGAGCAACAGCTCTAGAATCTTCAGCAACTTCAGGCATTATTGGAGTTATAAAAGGAGAAAAAAGCGAAAAAGAAGCTCTAAAAGAAACAGCGCTTGCAGTTGCAAACGCAGTATTAGAAAGTATAATTAGTAGTTTAGTAGCTTCAGCACTGTCTGCCATGGCTATTACTACCCCTGCAATAACAAGTGCTCATGCAGCAGGTGCAGGAGTCGCTGCCTCGTCAATAGTTACTGCATTTACTACCGGAGGAGCGGCAGCTGCTGGAATGATACAAGCAGCTATGATAGCAGGAGGAGCAACAGGAGGATTCTTTAGATATGGTGGGATTGTAAGCGCAGCAGAAGGAACAGTTGCATCAGGACCACAGTCAGGGTACCCAGCAATTCTTCATGGAACAGAAGCTATAGTACCATTAGGGCAAGGAAAAAATGCAATTCCTGTAGAATTTAAAAACGCTATGCCTACAGGCGCAACAAATTCAGTAGTAAATGTTACTATAAACAGCGATGGAAGTACACAAATGGATGAGAGTGAGGCTACACAATTTGGACAAGCAATACAATCAGCTGTACAAAATGAAATAGCAAAACAAAAAAGATCTGGCGGGATGCTAGATAATACCTTATAGGAAAATAAAATGGCATTAGGATTTACAGACTTAACAAATACACAAAGAATACCAGATAAAGGACTCAATGCAACTTCAGAACCAGTACTATTTTTAACACAATTTGGGGATGGGTATGAACAGAGAGTTGCTAATGGAATAAATAATTTAAAACAAACTTTTTCTATTAGTTTTGATGATAGAACAAAAGAAGAAATTGACGATATAATCGCATTTTTTGTAAATAAAGCGGGAGTAACTTCTTTTGACTTTACTTATCCAGATTCAAATAATTCAGGAGAAACAACAATAAAAGTTATTTGCGAAAGTTGGTCACAATCTTGGAACTATGATGAATTTTATAGTTGTTCAGGAACATTTAGAAGAGTATACGAATCATGACAGATAAGTTAATGGTAGAAGACTTACAAAAACAAAGTCCAGGCTCTGCTCTTGTACACCTTTTTGAATTACAAATTAGTGAATCTTCCTATGTATATTTTCACAACGGACTTGATGATGATTTATCAAGTTTACAATTTAGAGACTATGATACAAATAGTACTATAAGAACTTATACAGCAATACCTGTACAAGCAGAAGGATTTGAACAAGCAGCCTCAGGTCCAACAAATAGACCAAATATTGGTTTTGCAAATGCAACTTCAGTATTTTCTTCTGCTGTAGGAGATTATGACGCTCTTATTGGCAAAAAAGTAATAATAAGAAGAACTCTTAAAAAATATTTATATGGAGAAAGTGAGGATGCCAGCCCCCCTGTTGAATATCCAAGACAAATATATTTTATAGATAGAATAAATCAAAGAACAAAAGGAACAATCTCTTTTGAACTTACTTCTGCTTTTGATTTAGAAGGAATTAAAGTGCCTGGAAGACAAGTTGTTGCAAATGGATGTCCTTGGATTTATACAGGAGCAGATAAAGGATTAAACGAGCATGAAAAAGTAGGCGGATGTACTTGGAGTAAAGAAGGAAAATTCAAAGCAAGTTACAAATCAACTTTAGACGGAGAAACTGAATATATAGTACTTGTAAATGTTGATGATGAATATATTGTTCCAGGCTCGGGAGAAAGTGGAGCAATAACTTTTACAGCTCATACTACAGGAGGAATTTCAGCAAACGGATATTACTCCAATACAACAACCTTAGGAACAGCAAGTGGAGTAAGAAGAATAAACGAAAATGGACTTATAGATACTGCAGCAGATTCTTCAACAATTACAAATTATTGGCAAGCAAAAAAGACAGAAGGAAGTCCAGGAACTTTGACCGATAATAATACAAATGTAAATAGAATACGATTATGGACAACTTGGGATAGTTCTACAACTTACTATGCTTATACAGAAGATAGACACAATGATTATGTAAGATACACAAGCGGAGGTCTTACTCGTCTTTGGAAAGCAAAGAAAACAAGCATAAATCAAGCTCCTGGTTTCAATGAATATTGGGAACTCGGCGATATATGTGGAAAAACCTTAGAGTCTTGTAAAAGAAGATATGGATGGGATCCTAAATCTGCGGGAACAGCAACTACAACAGGAAAAGCAAACCCAGATACAACAGCCGTTTTAATGTTTGGAGGTTTCCCTGGTGCAAAAAGATTTAAATAGTTTATTAGAAGAAATTTATTTAGAAGCTGAAAAAGCTGCTCCAAAAGAAATGTGCGGGTTTATTATTCAGCAAAATAACAAAACAAAATGGATTTTATGTGAAAATAAATCCGAAAATAAAAATGAGTTTAAAATTGACGGACACACTTTCGTTAAATATCAACTTACTTCAAAAATTTTATATGTAGTCCATAGTCACTACATGGAAGATTGTAAACCAAGTCAACATGATATAAATGGGTGTAATGAAGTTGACATACCTTACTTAATTGTAAGCTACCCACAAAAAGAACATTATATATTGGAACCAGCATGACAAGAAATATTTATTTAAAAGGAAAAATGGGAAAACTTTTCGGTGAGCATTGGAAACTCAATGCATCTACTGTGCGTGAGGCAATGAATGGAATAGATGTACAAAGAGAGGGAAAACTAAAACAATATTTAATAGATTGCACCGAAAAAGGAATTGAATTCACAGTACAAAGAGGAGAAGATTTTCTAGAATACGATAATTTGCAGATGGAGTTAGGAAATGATGATATAATTATAACTCCACTTCCAGTTGGTGCAGGGAAAACAGCAGGACGAATAAAAGCAATAATTGGAGTAGCACTAATTGTAATTGGTATAATAGCAATGATGGGAGGGTTTCCAGAAGGTAGTCAACTAGCAGCAGCAGGCTGGTACTTAATCGCTGCAGGAAGCCTACTTGCAAGTATCGGTATAGTTGAAATGCTCACTCCAGATACTCCCAGCAACTCCAGTGATGGATATTTATTCAATGGACCAGAAAATAGTGTTAAACAAGGCATCCCTGTGCCTTTATGTTATGGAGAGTTAATAGTTGGAGGAGCTCCAATTAATTTTGGGTTTACCGATAGACGAGCAGATTATGCTTCAGGATTTTCAAGAGTTACAGTTTCAGAATCAGGTTATGGGTCGCACGACACTTATGGAAGATACCAAACTATAACAAATAATACAGGCGGTACAGGCGGCGGCAAAGGAGATGATGGAAGATCAGGAGGAAGTGACACTGACTTCTCCTTCAACGGAAAATAATTATGGCAGTAAAAGGAATAGGAAATGGAAATGATGGATACTACGGTGGAAAAGTAAGTAATACTTCGGAACAAACAGCTGTAGTATATGATCTACTTTCTGAAGGTCCAATTGAAGGACTTGTAGAGGGTGCTGCTTCTATATATTTAAATGGAGTACCTATTATAAATGAAAGTCAAAATAAACTTTGGGGAGCCTCAACTTCACGAGATGTTAGTTATAACGCTAGTACTGGAGTAGTAACAGATAATACGAGTACTATGTTTGTAGATCGTAATATCGATGAAGGAACATATTATATACTTATTGCAGGTGCTAAAAAACAAGGGTCAGGTATTGCAACAACAACAGCAGACTCAAAAACAGTAACAACTTCAACTGCTTTCTTTGCTTCAGATGATGAAAGATTCAAAGCAAATACAACTTTTCTTTTAAGTCAATATGTAGTTATAAAAGATGCAGGAGCAAACGGAGCTGACTATATTGGTTATATAACAGAATTTACAAGCTCTACAGAAGTAACAGTTCATCCCCCCGTCCCTACAACAGTTTCTGGAAAAGATATAGAAATAGATTTAGTTGATGCTATTTCTTCTTTTTCTGGTAACACTGCTACTCTTGCAAATGGAGGAGGAGTAAATGTTTCAAATGGTTTCTCTGAAATGTCTGTGCCTACTCAAACAGCACAAAGTACTCCTAAATTAAATTTTGAAAGAGTTTCTTATGCATTTCGTTCCGGATACAGAGATCAAGGAGTATTGCCCGGCCCGGGAGGATTAGGTAGTGGTTCAATTGCTGCAAGTGTCGGAACAGAATTACCTGCAAGTTATTATGGTTATTTAAGTAATGTTTCAACAACTCCTGCAGATGATGGAAATTGGATAAATGCAACAGAACCAACTACAGGAGACACAGGAATAGAAAGAACTCATACTCAAATGGGAGTTACAAATCCAGAAGAAGTAGATCAAATAAATATAACTATAGATTTTCCTCAAGGATTGTATGGATATAAGAGTAAAAATGGTAGAGAATTTAATTCATTTGCTGAATTTCAGATATTCTTTTCTTATACAAAAGATGGATCAAATTATACAGAAACACTCCAATTTGGACCAACTGACTCTAGCATAAATACAAGACGAATAGATTTTGGAGGAAGACAAGGTAAACCCATTATTCCAACTAATGGATACTATGAAACTCTTACGAAAACACCTTTTACAAGAACATTTAGTTTTGATATAGAACAATTTAAACCGTTTTCAGGATATAAAGTAAAAATTAAAAGAGTAAATATTGCAAATGCAACTCATGGAACGACTCAACAATATAATGGTACTACTGTAAAAGCAATTGAAAATATTATAAAAGATAAATTATCTTATCCTTATACTGCGTATGGAGCAGTAATATTTGCAGCAGAAGAATTTAGTGATGTTCCAACTCGAGGCTATCACATTCGAGGACTTAAATGTAAAGTTCCAACTAATTACTTTTCTCGCCATGAATTAAGTGAAGGAGCAAATGCTTCTTATACTAGAAAAGTCGTGGACAATGGTGGAGGAAGTTTTACAGTTACAAATGAGTCAAATTATCAAGATTGGGACGGTAACTTTAGAGGAGATATAAAAACTTTTACAAGTGCAAAAGATCCCAACCATAATCCAATTTGGACAGATAATCCTGTTTGGATTATAATGGACTTATTAACAAATGACAGATACGGTCTAGGAAAGTATTTAGATCCAGACAATGACTTTAAATATATAGACAAATTTAAATTATTTCAAATTGCAAAATATTGTGATGAGCTGGTTCCAGATGGAAAAGGAGGAACAGAACCTCGATTTTCTGCAAATGTATATTTAAAACAAGGAGCAGAAGCACAAAAAGTTATAAAAGATTTATATAGTGTTTTTAGGGGGATGCTACTATGGTTTGATGGACAAGTTTCTGCAAGTGTAAATGCGTACAAAAGTCCTATTTATACTTTTACAAAAGGCAATGTTGTAGGGGGAGTATTTGCTTATCAATCAAGTTCAAGACGTAATCGATCAAATCAGATAAGAGTTACTTGGAATAATCCAGATACTTTATATGAACAAGACGTAGAAATTGTTGAGGATACTGAAAATATAATAAGTACAGGAAGAATAAATCCAAAGGAAGTTGTTGCTTTTGGTTGCACAAGTCAAGGTCAAGCAAAAAGATTTGGTAAATGGCATTTACTTAGTGAAAAACTAGAAAAAGAAGTAGTTAGTTTTGAAACAGGTTTAAATGCAGCTTTTTTACTACCAGGAGACGTAATTGAAGTACAAGATGCAGATACAGATGATGTTCAATTTAGTGGTAGAGTAAGTACTTCTACTTCTTCAACAACAACAAGAGTATATTTAGATAGAGCAATTGATCTAAGTGCTGCAAGTACTACATTTGAGTTAAATCTTATATATCCAAAAGGAGGGGCTTATTTATCGCAAGTTTCAGCAGTAATTAACTCTACAACATATCAAAGAGGAGATTTAATATTAGTTGATGAAGATGGAGCTGCAGTAAATACAGAAGCTAAAGCAAATAATGTAAAGGATGATAATGGCGACCTAGTACAATTATTCTGGTCAGAAGAGGCTAGAATAGAAACCAAGCAAATCTCTAGTTATAATGCATCTGGTGATGTAACTCTATCTTCTGCTTTTTCTGAAGCACCAAATGCAGAAGTAATTTGGTCTATTACAGCACGAACAGATGCAACAGGAGAAAAAATTGCTGGATCTCCAAAAGAATATGTCATAATATCTAATACTGAGAACTCCCAACAGCAAACTTATCAAATTACAGCAGTAGAATACAGTCACGATAAATTCGATATTATTGATCGTGGATATACTATTGATATTGTTCCTCTAGATAGAAAAAGTCCTACAAGAACAGAAGAAGTCCCAGCGCCTAGAAGTTTTATACTTACTGCGACACCTGGGGGAGCAGACGATACAAAAGATACAGAATCAACACCTGAACTAGGACTTAATTTATTAGCAAGTTGGGAAGCGCCTGAATCTACACGATTAGATGTTGATGGAAATGCAAAAACAACGCCTTATGAATTTATTGCAGGATACGAAATAAAAATAAATATTCCAGATCCAACCACTGGAAGAACATCAAATGTGTACAAAACAGGACCAAGTACAAATTCATATACATTTAAAGACATTGCTAGAGGCACGTATACAGCGCATGTAAGAACAGTAAATACTCAAGGTAACTATTCGAATTATATAACTGCAAATATAACAATTGATCTTGAAAAAGAAACAATTGATAATAAATCAAGAATTGGTTTAGTAGCTTTAGGAGGTCTACTAAATCAAAATTTAGCAATTGATTCTTCAACTGGTTTAGCAGAAATAGGATCATCAAGTTATACTTATTTATCTCCAAACTCTACAGAATATTCATTTTCATCGACAGGAACAGGTAATTATCAACAAAGTTTTTCTGGTATGGGAGCAAGCGCAACAGCTTATTTATTATTTGATGCTTCTTCCAATACAGATAAATTAAAAGCAGTAGAAGTAATTGAGAATACTACAGCAACAACAGCAAACGGAGAAAAGTTACTATTTCAATATATTGCAGAATTAGGCGCTTCAAATGATGGTTTAACAGCAATAAGTGGAACAATTACACTAGCAGCAGGAAAATCAATTGTAACAGGAAGCAGTACATCTTTTACTTCTGAGTTTGCTGTAGGAGATAAAATATTTTTTGGAACAGGAACATCTTTATTTCAAGCAAAAATTAACTTTATCTCATCAGATACAAAAATAGAATTAGACAGAGTTTCTACAAGAAGTTATAGTGGAGCTACTGTTTCTAAACTAAGTTTTATACCTGATTTTAAAAATGACGCAATACTAGCAAGAGTTGCAACAGATGGAAGTACAGCGTATTCTTTTAGCCAAGTATATGCACTTACAGCAGGAGTAACGGGAGCAGACGGAGCAAATGGTCCAAAAACATTAACACATTTTGTCTATTTTCAAACAAGTTCAGCAAGTGCACCTGCAACACCTTCTGCAACAAGCTATACATTTAGTACGAATAGTTTTTCAGGTTTAACAAGTGGTTGGGGAATAACTCCACCGACTTTTGCTGCTGGAAATACAAATAAATATTGGTATTCATATTTTAATGCTGAAGAAAATACAGCAGGTGGAGACATATCCTCAGGAAGTAATTTAAGTTTTTCGGCTTCTGTGCAAGGTATTGGATTTAGTGGACTTGTAACTTTTACGGGAACAAATTCAATAGATGATGGTAGTGGTAATTCTTTATCTTTTGGCTCTTCTGGTACCACAACTATTGATGGCGGTAATATTACAACTGGAACTGTAAATACTAATCGATTAAATGTTAATGATATTATTTCGACAGGAAGTATTATTGTATCTGGTGATAATGTATCTTCATTAACAAATAATTCAGGTTATGTAGATTCAAGTGGAGCTGCTGCTGCTGCTCCTGTACAATCCGTAAATGGGGCAACAGGTAGTGTAAGCATTACTGCAGCAGGATTAAGTATAAACACTAGCCATGTTTCAGGACTAAGCGATGCAGCAACAACAAGTGTAGCAACAATAAGGGATGGAACAACGGCAGACAATGTAGGCTTAGGATCTGTTTCAAATTTATCACCTGCAAATCAAGTCGCAACTGGATGGAATACTACAATCACAGCGGGATCAATATCTTTAGGTAATAATACAGGAGCAAGAATTGTTTTAGATGCGACTTCTTCAGCTCCGAGAATACTAATTTACGATTCATAATTATGGCAGCACGAGTTTTATTAGGCGAAAATCAAAGCGGACTGTACGGACTTTTTATTTCTAGACCGGGAGATAATGTTTTAAGTCCGAGTAACCCTTTGCTATTTTCTTCTGAAGTTACTAATTGGTCTGGGCAAGTATATGCAGGAGGTCAAGCTTCTTCCACTACAGGAATAAATTGGTCTGCTACAAAAGGCTCAATTTCAGTGGCAAGTACAAATATTATACCTCTTGTAATTTCAGTAGATGATCAAATAGGAAAATATAGAGCTGTTGGACCTTCAAGTTATGCAGGCTTTGATATTAGAGATCTTAGCAATCAGTCAACTTTTGAAACAACTACAACAAACATAAATCCAGTAAGATTTATAACTTTAAATCCAAATTCAACAATTGTAACAGAAAGCATGGGAACATCACGAACATCTACAAATTTAAAATTTTTTGTATTAAAAATGCCCTGTGCATACGGATATATGTCTAGTACATATATGGCACCTTAATTATGGCAGCACGAGTTTTATTAGGAGAAAGCACAAATAGTAACTTAGGACATTCTTCTGGAAAGTATGGACTTTATGTTTCAAAAAAAGGAACAGACGTTACAACTTGTAATAAAGAACAACTACGATTCAATACAGATAATGTGGGCTTTAGTTCAGGGGCAATTGATGTAGGATTTTTTCAAGTAGTAGGTATAAGTTCAGGGGGAACATTAGTTCAATCTGCGAGTTTAAGTATTTCTGCAAGTTCTTCAGGATCTGTATCTATTGACAATATTGGGTCAGGACACTTAGCATATGGAACTGTAACAAATACTTATACTGCAAATAGCAATGCAAGTGCTGCATATAAAACAAGTTTTTCTGGAACTACAAGTGTATCTTTAACGAATTCAAGCTTAGTAGACCCAGATATAGGAAGTTTAACAAATGTAGGAGTAACAGGAACAGTAACAGTCTTTAAAGGCTTCAACTCTTCCGCAGCATTATTTTAATTATGGCATCACGAGTATTACTAGGAGACAATGGGGACGAATATGGATTATACGTATCTCAGAACAATGATAATGTATTAAGTCCTACAAAACCTTTAGCATTTGATAGCCGAGCAGTAGGATCTTTACCTGTACATGATTATGGTCAAGGAATTCTTTCAGCTCCAAATACGACTCAGGCAAATCCCTTTGCAACAGATAATGGATTACCTGTATTATTTGCAAATTCTCTTTCTTATAGCCCTCTGTTTGCAGTCAGATGGTGTTACCCGGGTGATATTAGTAATGGAAAAGCTGTAAGAGTTTATAATAATGCATTTTTTCAAAGTGAAGAACCCCAATTTGCAGTAAATCCAGTAACTGAAGCAGAGTCTGAGTGGACAACATATAAACAACAAGGAGTATCAGTTACCTGTACCTATGAAGGAATCTTTGTAAAAAATAGACACTCAGGAAAAACAGTAGTAGTAGATGTAAACACTCTAGGAGTTGCTCCTAGTTCAGAAACAGGTACAGGAAAAACAGCAATATACTATTCATGGATAGTATTTAAAGTAGAAGATTTTACAGGAGGATTAGGAGTATGACAACTTACAATTTATTTTATGATTCAAATAAAAAAATACATTGGATCACGGATGCAGATTGTTCTGCAGAAATGATATCAGATCAACAAACAAATAACGGACTATCGCATATGACAGTAGAATTAGACGAATTAATACCTTGCGATAATCATTATGTAAATGATGCAGAAGATAATATTGTAGAGTATTCAAACTTTTCATTAACTGTTTCTGCAACAGAAATAGCTATAGATAATACTGCAACAATATCAAATATTCCTGAAGGAACAGAAATTATTATTCAAAAAGGAACTGAACATTTATCAACAGTGACAATGGATTCAACAGAAAGTCTAAATCTAGCAGGCACTATGGCAGGAATTTATAACTTAAGTTTTACTAAAGATAGGTACTATTCCACAAGTATTATTATTACAGTAGGAGGACAAACATAATGGACTTTAATTTAGAAAAAAATTCTGCAACTTACTCGGATAAAAGAAATGCTTTCTATAAGGCAGTAATTGAACAATTAGACGATTTATACCATGATATAGAAAATGGAAAATTTGGAGAGGACGCAAAAACATCAACTTTCTATTTAAATAGAAAAGCAGTAAAAGATAAATATCCTAAAACATAAGGTTTAATGATTTCACATTGCAAAAATAATACTTGACATCAGGTCTGATTTTTTGGTATAATTAATTCATTGGAGGTATAAGAAATAACCATGAGTGCAGGCACTTACAACATAAAAATCGATCAGGGATCAGATTTCTCGTTACAGCTTACTGTACAAGAAGATGGTACCGCAAAAAATCTTGCAGGCTTCAGTGCACGTGCACAGCTGCGACCCACAATCGATTCTAGTACTTTAACGGCTACGTTTACTTGTACTATTACAGATAGTGCAAATGGTATCTTAACAATGGCACTTCCATATACGACTACAGAGAATGTAGGAGTTGGACAATACTATTATGATTTAGAACTATATACTGCTTCTACTTCACAAAGACTAATTCAAGGAGCGGCTACTGTATCCGGTGAAGTAACAAGATGAGCCGAATAGGTAGTAATAGACTTGCAACAACTCAAGTCGTTGCAGCTCATCCTACAATTTCTATAACCGAAAGCGCACTCAATAATGTAGTAGCAAATATTACTACTACTTCGCAAACAATTGCAGTAGAACAATATTATATAAGTGCTATCGCAAGTGATGTTTTATGTTCCGCACATAATACAATGACACAAGACAATGTTCAGGCAGCAATAGAACAGTTAGAATCACAATTTGGAAAAGGAGAAACTGATCCTACACCAGAAACAGAGCCCTTTTTAGATGAAGGGGATTTATTTTATAACACAAATACAAATCAGTTAAAAGTTTATAGAGGTAGTGGTACATGGGATATCCTTCTTCAAGCAGAAGGAGACATGGACACATTAGATGGGAGTACATTTTAATGGCAACAACAATTACAGTAGTAGAAGATATCACAAATGTAAGCGTTAGCGCAGTTAATCCTATAGCCTCATTCACAGCATCAGGACTAGAATTTACTCCTCATGCAACAATTACAGGCACAAACATTCAGGATGCTTTAGAACAACTAGCAGACCAATTTTTCAGAGGAAATGATGTACCAGATGCCTCAACAACAAATTTAGAAGAAGGAGATTTCTTCTATGATCTGAATGATAATCAGCTCAAAGTTTACAGAGAAACATCATCAAACGTTTTTCAGTTCGTACCATTAGCACAAGCGACAGGCGACATGGAAACAGTAGATGCGGGGAGTTTTTAGAACTCCATTAGGAAAATAAAATGGCAACAACAATTAAGATAAAAAGATCCACAGGTACTTCGGCTCCAAGTAGTTTAAGTGCAGGTGAGTTAGCTTATACAGGCGGAGCGGGTGTCCAAGGTGGTTCAGGCTCCAGACTATTCGTAGGTAATCCTGCTGATGGCGCAAATCTAGTAATCGGTGGTAAATATTTTACCGATATGCTCGACCATGTACATGGTACAAATACAGCAAGTTCAGCACTAATTGTTGACTCTAGCAAAAAGATAAATGAAATATTAAGTGGTAATATTGTAATTACTGGTTCAAGTGATACTATTTCTACTTCAAGTGGTGCTCTTACAATTGCTCCTACAGGTAGTTTAGTTATTACTCATGGTGGAACAATTGATCTAAGTGGACAAGCTAACTCTGTAACACTTTTAGATAATTCCGCAACTGCTATTGACTTTAATGAAGCTGGTACTTCATACTTAACAATTGTAACAACAAATGGTGGTGAGAAAGTTGTAGTAGGAAAAGACACAACTTTTGCAAACGATATATCTTTAATTTCTGATAGCGCAGTTATAAATTTTGGAGCTGATGATGATGTAAGCCTAACTCATGTTGCCGATACAGGTTTACTTCTTAATGGCGCAAGTGAATTCCAATTCAGAGATTCAACATTAAGTATTGGGTCAACTACAGACGGACAATTAGACATTGAAGCCGATACAGAACTTGAGATTACAGCACCTACAGTCGAATTTAACACAGACAGTCAAATACTTGCATTTGGTGCAGACGGAGACGTAACACTTACTCATATTGCTGACACAGGACTTAGAATTAATGCTGGAATGGCAGTACAATTTAGAGATGGCGCTCTTTCAATTAATTCTTCAACAGACGGACAATTAGATATTGATGCTGATAGTGAACTAGAAATAACAGCACCAATTGTAGACATTAATGCTTCAACATCTGTAAATATTAGTAACGATCTTAAACTTGACAGTGATTCTGCAGTTTTAGGTTTTGGTGTTGACAATGATGTAACTCTTACTCATGTAGCTGATACAGCATTATTAATCAACGATGGAATCGCAGTACAATTTAGAGATTCCGCACTTGCAATCAATTCATCTGTAGATGGTCAACTGGACATAATCGCAGATACAGAATTAGAAATAACAGCACCTACAGTTGAATTTAATACTGATTCACAAATCTTAGCATTTGGAGCAGACGGAGATGTAACATTAACTCACGTAGCAGATACAGGTTTATTACTTAATACCTCAAGTCAGATTCAATTTAGAGACTCAGATCTCAACATTAGTTCTCCAAGTGACGGAACATTAGCAATTGCTGCTGATAGTGAAGTTGATATTACAGCAACCACTATTGATATTAACGGTAATGCAGATGTTAGCGGAACATTCGGAGCAGGTGAAACAACTGTCTCTAGCTTAACAGTTTCCGACTTAACAAACAATAGAGTTGTTATTGCAGGAACTTCAGGTGCAGTTGAAGATGACGCCAACTTTACTTTCGATGGAACAACTTTAGCCCTTACTGCTGGAATGGACATTACTGGGGACTTAGATGTTGATAACATTAATATTAATGCAAATACAATTTCTAGCACAGATACAAATGGAGATATAACACTTTCTCCAAATGGTACAGGTACAGTTAAAGTTCCTTCAGGTTATGATGATAGAAGTGGTCAAGATTCACTTACTCTTGTAACAAAAGGATATGTTGATGCTGTAAAACAATCTCTAGATATTAAAGATTCAGTAAGAGTAGCTTCAACAGGAAATGTTTCTCTCACTAGCGGTTCTTCAGACCTAGAAGCTGGTGATACAATTGATGGCGTAACTCTTGTTGCAGGAGACAGAGTCCTTCTTAAAAATCAGAGTACAGCTTCCGAAAATGGTATTTATGTAGCAGTTGCTTCAGGTGGAACACCTGCTCGTTCAGATGATGCTAATGCCAGTGCCGAAGTTACTTCTGGTATGTTTGTATGGGTTGAAGAAGGTACTTCAAACGGAGATCAAGGTTACGTACTTACAACAAATAATGTAATTACTCTTAATACTACAGACTTAACATTTACACAATTCTCAGGCGCTGGTCAAATAACAGCAGGGAATGGTTTAACAAAATCTGGAAACACAATCAATGTAGTTCCAGATGATGTAACACTATCTGTAACCGCAGATGAAATCAAATTAAAAGGTGATGTTACAACTACAGCACTTGGTGATTTATTGATTGGTAAAGCAACAGACGGAGGATACAAGCGTTTAGCAGTTTCTTCTGGCGGTGCAAATTATCTACTACAAATAAACGCTTCAGGAACCGACCTAGAATATACAAATACATTAGACGGCGGTACATTTTAATTAACTCTATATAGAGAACAGAATAAGGAGTCATATATATGGCACAAACAATTAAGTTAAAGCGGTCAAATACTGCTGGAAACTTACCGACTACTTCAGACTTAGCTCTGGGGGAAGTTGCAATCAACACAAAAGATGGTAAGTTTTTTCTTAGAAAACACGTTGACGGCACAGACAGTGGTGACGCTATTACTGCGTATGCTCCGCAGGGATTAAACGTATACGGCACTCAAACTTTTGAAGTAAAAGTAATTACAAAAACTGCGTCTCATCCTCAATTTGGAACTGGAAGTGCAAATGGTTATTCTATTGATGGACTTGAATCTCCTTTTATAGTTCTTGTTCCAGGAAATACTTATAAGTTTGACCAATCAGATTCTTCAAATACTGGACATCCTCTTGCTTTTTATTTAGAAGAAGACAAAACCACTTCATATTCAACAGGTGTTACTACGAATGGTACTCCAGGTTCTTCTGGAGCATACACACAAATTGTTGCTTCAACAAGCACTCCTCAAGTTTTATACTATCAATGTTCTTCTCATGCTTACATGGGGTCAGGTTCTTATACTCTATCAGACGCAATAGCAGATGGCAAAGTAGGAACAGCACAACTAGCAGCAAATGCAGTTACAAGCGCAAAAATCGCAGCAAACTCTGTAGACTCTAGTGAACTTGTAACAGGAAGTATTGATACTATTCATATCGGTGATTCACAAGTAACAGGCACAAAAATAGCCGATAATACAATTGCAACAGGAAATATAGCAGACAATGCTGTTGATGCTACAAAAATAGCTTCGAATAGTATTCTCACTCGACATATTGATGATGACCAAATAGGTATCGATCAATTAAATGTTACAGACGGTACAAGTGGACAAGCACTTACAACAGATGGAGCGGGAACTCTAAGTTTCTCTACAGTAGCATCAAGTTTATCAGGTGCTTCTGATACAGATATAACTTCACCTTCAAGTGGACAAATACTAGTTCATGACGGAACAGATAGTTTTGACAATGTATCTATTAGCGGAGATGCAACTTTAGCTTCAGACGGAACTTTAACAATCGCAACAAATGCAATCGAAAGTACAATGATTGCACAAAACTCTATTCTAACAAAGCATATAGACGATAACCAAATAGGAATAGATCAACTAAATGTAACAGATGGAACAAGCGGACAAGTTTTAACAACAGATGGTGCAGGATCCCTTTCATTTAGCACAGTAAGTGGTGGTGGATCACAAAATGTATTCTCTACTATTGCAGTATCAGGACAAAGTGATGTAGTTGCAGACAGTACAACTGATACTTTAACACTTGCTGCGGGAACAGGAATCACACTTACAACAAATGCTAGTACTGATACTATTACAATTACAGGAACAACAGGACTATCTGCAAACTCAGTTACAGCAACAGAAATTGCAACTGGAGCAGTAGGACCAAGCGAATTAGCAGCAACCTCAGTATCAGCAGGTGCTTACACAAATGCAGACATAACAGTAGATGCAGATGGTCGTATAACAGCAGCTTCAAATGGTACAGCAGTTATTGCAGACGGATCAATAACAACAGCAAAAATAGCAGATGATGCAGTAACAGCAGATAAACTTGCAGATACATCAGTAACAGCGGGAACATATGGTTCTACAACTGTTTCACCTCAAATTACAGTAGATGCACAAGGAAGAATAACAAATGTATCAAATCAGACAATCGCTGGAGGCGGTGGATCTGGTGGTATCGGTCTTAATCAAACTGTAACTGTATATGAAGCAACTGGAGACGGATCAACAACAGCTTTTAACACAGGAACAACAATTAACGCAGAAAGTCTTACTTGGGTTTTTGTAGATGGTGTATATCAAGAAAAAGGCACATACTCAACATC